TGAGAATTTTTCAATTTTAGCAGATGCTTTTGTAAATGATGATCCGACAACTGGAATAATAAAAAATGCTGACACTGTAGATGGTTTTCATGCAAGTCTCACTCCAGCTCCAAATACGATAGTGCCTTTGGATGCAAACGGGGTTTTGGATCTAAGTGTAAGTTATGTAAAAAGTAGTGTTTATACTTTAAGAAGAGTTGATTTGACGAATGCGACAAGTGATTATGAATTGCAGGTTGGAGAGGAGGCGATAATATGGTTTACGAATGCTACGAGTGTGCCTCTGAAAATTGCGACACAGAGCGGAACTTATTATGAATGTCATTTGATTTGTAGTAATGTAGGAGGAACTTCAGGAGGAGTAATTGGTCCTATCTATCTTAATCCAAATAATACGACTTATAGCAATGCTTTTATATATGTTGATATTTATAGAAACACTTCTGGTTTTGGCTCGGAAAGAGGGACTCATTCAGCTTTTAGATGTGGCTTGGCATTTTCAAATGTTACTATGTTTATAACAAATTTTACTCAATACAAAGGTATAAAAGGAATTTATAATGTATATGGAATAGCAGAAAGCCACCCAATTTCAGTCCTTTTTTCTACAGACTGGCGAGATACGACAACACGTTGGACTTCATTAGGAACAATAACTTTTCCGCAATCAACATCGGGCTATATCTTAATCAGGAGGTTAGCATAATGAAGGTATGGGTATACATACATCCAGAACTTAATATTCTTTGTTGTGCTTTATTGAAAGAAAATGTGCCTGAAGGAGTGCAAGCGGTAGAACTTGAAGTAGAAAGTCCTGATGATGTGGTTTATGATGGAACTCAGATAAGATTGAAGACAGAGACAGAGAAATTTGCAGAAGAAAAACAGAGAAAATTTTTAGAACTGAAAAGTTATGTAGCATCTTTACTTGCTCCGTCTGATTATGTGATTACGAAAATAGCTGAAGCTCAACTGCAGAATAATATTGAAGAAGTTCAAACGTTAAAACAGAAGTATGCACAGCAATTACAAAGAAGAGAAGCAATTAGAATTTGGAATGAACAAATGAAACAGGCGATAGAAAATGCGACAAGTTTGGAAGAGTTGAGAAAAATAGTGATTGAATTTAAAGATTAGGGGGTGTTGTTAAATGCCTGAGAAGCTTGATCGTTGTGTGCGAAAAGTGATGCGTAAGGGATATACCAAGCAGGAAGCATATGCGATATGAGCAAAGTCTACTGGCTGGGTCAGGGGACCTGGCGGTAGATGGATAAATAAAAAAGCAAAAAAGAGGAAGAAGAAATGAGTTCAGAAACAGTTGTTTATTTGTTAGTTGCTGGGTTAATTGGTATTTTGTTCAAAATAGTGTGGGACTGGTTGGTTGGGTTAAAAAAGAATAACAATATGCGGGAGATTTGTCGACAGCGATTTGAAATGTTTGACGACGAAATTTGTAGATTATATGAGCGATTAGATAAAATTGAAGAAAAATTGGAAGTGGCGTTGGAAAATCTAAACAGAAAGATAGATGAAAAATTTGAGTTGTTAATCAAAATGTTAACTCAAAATCGGTCGTAAGGAGGTGATAAGATGAACGAGTATTGGAAACAGTTTGGATGGCACTGGATTATTATTTTTCTTGGGTTAATGTTTTTTGTTACGGGAGTTATTGGATTATTTTATGAACCATTTCAGTTTGTGTTTAAAAAGATTTTTCTTTTGTCTTTGTGGTATGTGTTTGCCTATTTGACAAGACTTATTAGGATAGGTCACATAGATTGGGAGAGCGATGAGTGGGCTAAGAGGGTGTATTATATTGCTATTTTGCTTGGTAGTGCTTGGATTGTGGCAAACGGCTAAAGCTTTTGAGTGTAGAAAGTTATTACCGCAAGTAAAACAAGCTTCAGAATTTATATTGGGGTTGAATTATCCTTATTGGTATAATTTGGGACAGATTGAAGCGGAAACAAATTGTCGATGGTTGACTTCTTTAGATGGATGGGGTTCAGTTGGGTATGCTCAGTTGACTGAAAGATTTTTGCCGTGGCTGAGTAAGAAATTTCCGAATTGGAAGGTCAAGGGGCATATGGATCATTTTTTGGCTCAAGCTTATTTGATTAAGCAGTTGTTAAATCAAGCGAGTTGCAAGAAGCTTTGGAATGTGTATCAGTGTTACAATCGGTCTTGTTGGAAGGTCAATAGGGAAGCAAAGCAAGCTGATTGTGTATGGGAGAAGGCTTTTGAGTTGTGCAATGAGCGGTATGTTGAGAACATTTGTGTTTGGAAACGGGATGGGAAGTGTTTGCAGTGGCGAACAAATTGTGACATAAATTACAATTACGGTTACAAAGTTTGGAAAAATGGGATAAAATATCGAAGCGGAATGATTGAAACGACTTATCGTTATTGGTAGGGCAATGAGAAATTACATGTGGGTTTTGATTGTTTTGGGGTTGTTGGTTTTGGTGTTTGTTATGGGGGTTGTTTTGTGGTTTGAGAAGAAGGATAACGCTATTTTGAAGCAAGCTATAGAACAGCAAGAGCAAATAATTAAGAAAAAAGAAGAGCAGATACAGTTGTTGCAGGAGCAGTTAGAAGCGTTAAGGAAAGAGCAAGTTTTGAAGGAAAAGCGGATTGTAATTTTGAAGCAAAAACGTGAGCAAGTGCAGAAGCCTCAAACGGTTAAAGATTTAGTAAAAGCTTTTAAGGAACTTGGTTATGATGCAAGGGTTAAGTAAATGTTTTAATTGTAACAATATAAGAGTTTCAGAGAAAATGGGTAGGATTATTGATGGGAATTGGGTTGATGATTGGCGAGTTTGGCAGACAGAAGCTTGGGGTAAGTGGGTATGTAGTGTAAAGTGTTATTGGGAGGTGATTGGAGAGTATGATCGAAGTTATACAGAGGATTGTGATTTGCTTGATTAGTTGTTTTTTAGTTGTTTGTCTAATAAGCTTATCAAATGTTTATGCGGTTGAAATTTGTTTTTCTGAAGAGCAAGCTCGACAGATAGTCGTTGAGCTGAAGCAAAAACGAATATTGGAGCAAGAAGTTCGGGAGTATGAAGCTTTGGTCGAGAATTTGAAGAAGCAAAATGAAGTGCTGAGAGAGCAAAATAGGTTGTTGAAAGAGCAAATCGAGCTTTACAAAAATCAGAAACAACTATATGAGACGGCGTTGAAGGAGTGTGAGAGGAAGCAAAAGGTTGGTTTGTTTGAGAAAGGGAAGTGGTTTGGGCTTGGTATTTTGGTAAGTATTTTGTTTGGAGTGTTTAAGTAGATGCAGATTGTAACGCCGTTAAAGGAAGCGGTTGTTCTGGTCAAAGGTTCTTTTAGCGGTCGGATTGACAAAGTCTTTTCGACACAGGTCTATAAATATGGATATTTACTTTATGATATCAAAGGGCAAGCAACGGTAACGGTCTATTTGGGTTGGGACAATGTAAATTGGATTCAGGCTTATTTTCGAACGATAAACAATTCTTCTGGTTGGCAAGTGATTGAATTAGTAGGGCTGTCAGTCAGAATAGTGATTGATGCGAATTTGCAGGAAGGAAGTTTTATTACGTTCGTTCGGTCTTCAATCTAGTTCGAGAATTTCGAGCATTTTTTGGAAGTTTTCGTAGTTTTGTCTCAAAGTATCGTATTCAATTTTAAGGTCTGGAGCTTCGATTGTTTTTTCGATTTCTTCTATTGTTTTTTCGAGCTCTTCGTAGTTTACTAAGGAGTTTGAGTATAGCACGATGCAACCAACGGTTGGATAGTTTTTGATGGCGTAGAATGTGAGGTCTTTTTGGTTTTTAGGTTTGTAATAAGTTTGAAGAGCGATGAAGTGTTCGAAAACGTATTCATCTTTGAAAGTTATTGGCACGAAAGTTTGATCAGCTAATGGTAGAGAAATTGGTATGACGTAAATGTATTCAGCTTTTGGAATAAGTGGGACATTGTTTCTAATGGCTTGGTAAACGTTAGAATAAAATTTTAAGTAAGCAGTTCCAAGGGGTAAAGCAAGTCTCATACAGATGTCGATCATATATGGTTCGGGGTCTTCTTTGACTTTGATTTCTTCGGTTGAAAAGAAGCCTACGTATTTCATTTGTTGAAGTATGAAGTCGCATGCTCGAAGATTGATAGCCCAGGGTTTCATGAGAATTTCTTCTTTGTTTTTTACGATTTTAGCAATGTATGTGTTTTTGCTTTGCTCGATGCCTATTGTGAAAGGAACTTCGATGCCATTTCCGAAACAGATGCAGTCTATTCCAAATTCGATTTCGATGTCAGTCAGAATTTCTTCTTGATAATATTCAATTTCTTTTGCGAATTGTCCTGCAGTTTGGATGAGCTTTTGTTTGTAAAATTCAAGTTCGTATTGATTTCTGATCATAGTGCTTTCAAAAGAGTTTCTGTAGACAGGGTCCACTTTAGTAATTGCTGGGTAACTTAATTTATCGAAATTGACGATCTTGTAGTTTGGGACCTTGGGCATCAATTGTTTTTGGAACAAGCGATTGTTTTCAAGACGAGCTTCTACACCAGCTCCGAAGACTTCAATGTTGAGTTGTTTGAATAGTTCGATGATGAAACCGAAGTAGCATTCAAGAGTTATGACTTTGTCGATACGGCTTAAGACTTCACGAGGCAAATCTGTGAGCACGTAGACATTGGGAATGTTTCGTCCAAATGCAAGATCTTCCATGTCAGGGAATGCACTGATAAAGTCAGCAAAGACATAGACTTCTTCGTGTTTAGCGAATTCTTCAATGTATCCGCAGTCCATTCCAGTTGTAAGCCACAATACAGCCATTATACTACTCCTTCGTAGAAAAATTTGACGCTTTCTTTGTAATCGTTGATAAGCAAATCAGTAAATGGTGTTAATTCGTCTTTGATAACTTTGAACTTGCGTAAGAGATTGATAATGTAATTGTATTCAAAAAAGTTTAGACGACCAAAGCCGAGGTAATAAGTTTTGTTTCCATCTCTGAGTTTGAAAGATAGACAGAATGGTTTGTAAGGGTCTTGTAAGATTTCAATACGATGTTTGTTATCTCGAATGAATTCGGCTATTGCTAAGAGGTAGTCATCGTTGTCTGAGCGTAGAATGATGATGTTGCCTTCTTTAAGACCGATTATCATATTTTTGTATTTGATGATAGCACGAGGTTGTTTGATGTTGTGAAAGTCGGATGCTTCTACCAACTCTGGGATTGACTTTGCTTGTATAATTTGCCTATCCATCAATTTAAAAGATACACTTGTTTTCAAAGAAAGTCAAGCTATAATTTTAATGAAATGTTACAATTATCGTTAACGGCGATTCAAGAAAAGCTGTGGAATTTGTTTTTTAATTCGGACTACCGCTGGATTGTATCCGTTGGTGGTAAAGGTTCAGGAAAAACTCAGCTTGCGATTTTCATTTTGTATGAGCTTTTGACGAACGAAAAGTATCGGGGCTCTCGAGTCCTTATTGCTCGTGAAAGTTTGAGAGATCTTCGTAACACTCTTGTTGCTGGTCTTGAGCGATTGCTATCGGAAAATCCTTACCTTAGATCGATGATCACTTCGAATCTAAACTTGCAGGTCATAAAGAACGAGGCTACAGACGTTGAGATTTATTATTTGTCGCTTAACGAGCGGAATGCTCAGTATAAATCTGTGTTGTCGTATGAGTTTAATGTAATAATTATTGATGAGGTCGATAGAATCAGCAGAGAGGCTTTTATCGAGGTAAGCGAGAGGTATAGGTTAGTGCATGATTTTTCGAGGGGTATGGTGATTCTTAACCCGTGTTCACAAGAGCATTGGGTTTACAAGGAGTTTGTCGAGAAGAAGCGTGAGGATGTTTGCATAGTTCGTTCTTCGACTTATGACAATTACTTGATTACTCGCATTAACAAAAGCGACTGGGAGCAGATGGTTCCGTATACATACAACAACAAAGAATATCGAGTGAGCAACAATATTCGGTATGAAAAGCTTTACGAGGTTGGGAACGTAGTAATTGCTAAGCGGTTCAATGTATCGCATTCGTTCATTACTGAAATGGAAATGAAACCCTTTGGGTATCGAAAAATCATGCTCGAAGGAGAGTGGGGGGCGTTTGATTATGGCGGTGGGTTGTTTGAAGATGTGTTCAACGAGCAGAACATTATAACGATTGATAACAAATTGATTGACATCACATTTGACTATACGCTTTATTGTGGAGTTGATTTTGGTATACGGAATTCAGCGTATGTGTTGGTAGGGGTTGATTATCTTGATAGGATTGTAATTTTAGATGATTACATTTCAGAGAATCAACCGCTTCGAGTTTTCATTGAGTATATGCTTGAACGTTTTAAAAAGAAATTTAACATCAAGCGACCGCAGTCGATAATTTATGTTGGGGACATTGCTGGTAAAAACAGAGAGATTTATGACGGGTATGATTTGTTCACGAAGCTAAGGAAAGATTACGGGCTTGTTTTCCGTGGAAATCGTGTGAAAGTGGTTGAGAGTATAGCGATGATAAAGGATTTGTTGGAGAAAAAGAAGCTTTTAGTGAGCGATCAGGCTCATAGGTCTTTAGAAGGATTTTTAGGCAAATTTCAAGCTGACAGTCATGGAAATTACAAAAAAGACGGGTTTTATGAGCATTTACTCGATGCAATACGGTATGTGGTGTTTGAAATATACAAACAGATGAAACCTCAGAAAAGTAAGTATTTGAAGACGCCTATTTATGTTTTCCCTGCCAGTCGTTTTTAAGTTAAAATTACCGAGAAATAAGGTTCTTCGGATTGAACGTGACATTAATATGTTTTTGAAAAAATTTGTTTTTATCAAAGCGTTTAAATTATATTGTCCTGTGTTAAGAGGATTACCAGATTTTTTAGTTATTCAAGCAAGGTTTGGTTTACCAGCGGGTTTTTATGAAGTCAAAAATTGGAATAAGCAATTGACTAAGTATCAAGTTAAAATGTTGAATATTTTGAGTTTAGCGTTTAATTGTATAGTTGTGCAGTATAATAAAAAAGAACATTGTTTGTATTTTTATAAGTGGGAACCTCTTGACAACAAAAACGGAATGTTATATAATGATAAACGAGTGGGGGTAAGGTATGGATTTGAATAAGATTTTTGAGTGGTTAAGGCAACCAGTAAGACTTGACGAATCAGAAGCTGAAAATATACAGACTCAATCTACAAACGAAGAATTAGTGCAAACACAACTTCAAGAAGAGTCTAAACAACAAACACAGCAGATGCAACAACAGCAGATACAAAATCAACAAGAGCAAAAACAGATGGATGCAGATTTTCCTGGGATAGAGTATTTGACCAATGCGGATTTACATGATATCAATGTTGGTAGGCAAAGATTTATAGCGAAATATGCGAACTTTGAAAATTTAAACAATTTACTTCAAACAATTGAGCCGATTGCTTATAGACAATATGTGTTAGACATTCAGGCTGGTAGAAAGCAGGGAGATTATTACGCTTATCTTGAACGAGCAAAAGATTTAACGTATGAGGCGACAAAAACTTTAGTAGACCAGTTAAGAAGGTTACAGCAGTATAATCCGTATTACATACCGACCAGACAACAGAGTAAAAGACCATACACGATAAAAGATTTGATGCGTGATTACAAGAAAGCTTTACCTTATGTCACAACGAAATATCATATGATTTACCATATGGACGATCAGACCGTTGATCGGGGTAGATTAGATTTATCTACTCCGAGCGGTCTGCCAATAGAACAACAACAATAACAAAAAGGAGGGATGAAGTATGGCTGATTTATTTTGGGGAGATTTAGGGCAAGAAGGTGGGACGATATCACCAACTAACTTTTTTGACACTTCTGATGCACGAGCTGTTATAAGGACTGAATTATCTCGGGACTTATGGAAGATTACGTTTGTTCACTCGAATTTTAGGCGGTATGTAGACAAGATTACTGGTTTTACTGAGAAGATGTCTGACAAATTTATGGTTCCGAAGGATTTATTCAGACCTGAGGATGCTCTTTGGGATGAAGTAGGAGAGTTTGAAGCTTTACCTGATTTCAATTTGAATTTTGGTAGGTTTTTGATTCAGATTGCGGAACGTGGTAAGCAATTTAGGCATACTGAAAGAGCTGATTTATTCTCTTTTGTTGATATTGGGGGGTTAGCGAGAGAGAAGTTTAGTCAGATTGCTGTAGCATCAATTGAAAGAGACTTGTTAATGAATGCTTTTGTTTATCTTGATGTTTTAGGGATTGCTCAGGCTAATGGTGAAGTGTATTATGACACAGGTAAATCTCTGGCTCCGACAAAATCATTCATGAGAGACGTTGATGGTATTTTTACTCCAATAACAATTTCTCAGGTTGTTTATAATACAACAGCTGGAACGATTGAAGGGGAAACACCAGAACCTTTGACAATGTCTCATATTCTTAGGTTTGCTCAGATTTTACACGATTTAAACGTTCCTTCTTACACTGGTGATGGGTATGGGACTTATTTAGTCATAATTAACAAACAAGCTGAAAATAGGTTATTAACTGATCCTGTGTTCTTGCAGGCTGTGACTTTCTCTGGTGATGTGGAGAAACTTTACAAAGGTTATATTGGTTCATTTTATGGTCAAGAGTTTGTGCGTGATGAGGGTAAATATATTGACAAGTTCATTTGTGGTTTAAATCCTGTGTTAAGAGGCAAAGCTATTTGTATTTTCTTAGGTAAGCAACCTGTTGTTGAGGCTGTAGTTAGACCTGAGGCTATTTATGAGGAGAAGCCGATAGATTATGGTCGTTATAGGGGGATGGCTATTCGGACTTATAGAGGAGAAAGCCCGACTTGGTTTTCTGTGGAAGGTCAACCAGTTGGAGGTATTTTGGTAGGAACTTAATAACAAATATGCGATGTGGAACTCAAATGATGAGTATATTCAACACATCTTAAAGTTTGCGGGGGTTCCTTACGAGGAGCCCCTGTCTTTATCAACTTTTTACAATTCAGTTTATAAACCCCTTTTTCAGGAAGCAGTTTTAGAGATTCAAAAATTTGTCAATTTTTCTTTTATGCGAAAGGAAGAGGAATTTGTTCTACCAGCGGGGCAATCATCTATTAATTTGAACACAAAGAATATTAAATTCATTCAAGCGATTTTTCCGAAGGGTAGTAACAAGGTTTTGGAAGGGTTTGAATATGCGAAGTATGCTGGGTCTTTGCGAGTAGGCAATCCGACGGCTTATTATTTTGATGATAGTTCAATGACGATTTATTTTAATGCGACACCTGTTGTTGATATAGTTTATCGACTAATTTATTACGAGTATGATTTAGATAGTGATCCGCATCCAGTATTGAATGAAGCACCAGAAGTGTTAAAATATTTGTATCTTGCTAAGCTTTATTTGCATTTGGGAGAGTATGATAAGTATGAGAATGCGTATCAGAAGTTCGTAACGTTGTGTAGACTTGAAGATGGGTTAGAGAAAATAAAGAAAACACGGACGACTTTGTTTAAGATGAGACATGGATATGAGGGTTGGTGGTAGTTTGAGAGATTATATTACCAAGGAAGAGCTTGATCGTTATTTTGCTAAATCTGAATGTGACAAGTTATACATAAAGAATTTGATTGCCACGGATTGGGGTTTTGCAAGTTGGGACGTTGATGAAGACGGGTATTTATTTGTTTTATCTTGTTATGGAGATGGAAAATTGTGGAAAGAGTTTTTTGTAAGTTTAGCGAAACAGTTGAAGTTAAAAGGGATAAGATTTGTAACAAGAAGGAATCCTGAAGCGTGGAAAAGGTTGTATAAAGATTGTGAAATTGTTTTAGACGAATATGTATTAAAATATGAGTTAAAGGAGTGATAAAATGGGTAGAAGAAGAACAAGAACAAGGGTTAGATATAGAATTCCACCAGAGGTTTCGGCTCTTCAAAGAACGATAGTAAATGAATTACAGGCATTAAGACCGTTAGCTGAGTCAGCTGTTCCAAGAATTCAAGGGGCAATACAACAATTTATTGAGCAATATCAAGATTGGTTAGCACGAGCACCGTTATATTTTGATGAAGCTCAACGGCGATTGACTGAAATTGTAGAAGAACCAATTAGACAAAGACTTACAGATCAGTATGAAGAAGCACGAAGGCGGACGAAAGAGTTATCTCAAGAAGTTTTACAAGATGCGATAAGGAATACGATAAGAAGATTAGCATTACAGGGGTTGATTAGTCAAACGGCGGGCACTCAAGCAATGGCTGAGCAGTTTAGACAGTATGAATATGAACCGTTGCAAAGATTAATTGAAGTAGAAGCAGAAGCTAAAAGAAAATTGCAAGAGCAGATGTTAAGAGAAAGGGCTAATATAGAAGCGACACGTTTAAATTTTCAGTTATCATTACCAAATATATATCGAGAAATTATGCAAGCACAACAACAGTATGCACTTACACCGTTTGAATTAAGAAGAGCTTTGCTTGGAACATTAACGAGTTCGGCGGGAGTAGTTCAGCAATTGAGTCCAGCATCAGTTACGTATACGACAAGAGGGGGGCTTCATCCGCTTTTAGGAACTGCATTAAGTATAATTGGAAGTTTAGGAGCAAGTAGATTAATTGGACGACAATTTCCTTTAAGATTAAAAGGAAGGAGGAGGAAATAAAATGGCAACTCAAATATTAGATCCTATATCTTTGTTGATGCTTGCAAATGCTCAAATGTTTAGTCGGAATTTGTGGGAAACAAATGTAGAGAGACCGACTATAACGGATGTGGCAAGGTTAGCGTCGCACAGGGCAAGTCCTTATGGAACGATAACGATTGAACAACCTCAGATGTCTTGGGATGAATTTATACAGGCTGTAATTATTCCAGTAGTTTCGGACTTTTTTGTAGCAAGAGAGTTAAGTAAACCTGTTTTAGATGATAGGATTGTCAGACGATTAAGGAAACAAATTCCTGATTTAGATAGATATTTACAAAAAGATGAAAAAACGGACGGGTATAGATTTATAGATGTAGATAATGCTCCTGAAATGGTTAAAGAAATATATAACAAAGTTAAAGAAATTGAAGAAGCACGGCAAAGATTATTACGGAATCCGAGGAATTTTTTGAGACCTGGGACTTTGTCTTTATTGATGCAAAATCCGATTATTACGAGCACGGTATTTGATGTTGCGGGACAGATTGAGAGAGGTATTAGAGCGGGTAAGAAGAAAGAAGCGATGCGAAAAATTGCTTCTAAGACGTTGCAGGGCTTAGGGCTTAAGGAAGAAGAGTTAGAAGTATTAAATTGGGAAGATTTTCAAATGTTGATGCCGTTTATTCTTGTAAATTTATTTAGTAATCTTAAGCCAAAGGTTACAAGTGAGGTAAGATAATGCAAGTAATAGGCACTCCTTACAATAGAGCGTATTCAGAAATAATGCGTTTGGAAAGAGAGAAATTGCGTAAAGAGATAGAAAAATTTTTGCAAACTTACGCAGAACAAAAACGTTTACAACAAGAACAATCAGTAAAATCACAAACCGAACCAAAAATAGCAAAAAGAACGACTCAAAAAGTCACTACGACACAGCAACTGACAGAACGAGACTTACTAAACTTTGTCGTTAAAGAAATCAAAGATATCTACGAAGGAAAAAAAAGTCTGTATGACAGCAAGTTATTTGAAGACATAAAGAATGAGCAAGAAAAGATACGAACGGATTTACAAAATACTTTGCAAGAATATAACAACAAAATAAAAGAGCTTGCTGATTTTACACAAAAGTTCAATGATGCACATAGTAAGATGATTGGTTTATTTGCGTTGTTACTTGGGAAGAGTGATTTGATGAGACATACAAATGAACATTTGTTTGACAAGATGAGAGAATTGATTTTGTATTATCCTGTTGATGTTGTTCCTTTGGCAATGAAGAATTTGATTGTAGGTTATTTTGCGGGGAAACAAGCGGGTATAGATACGGATGGTATGAGCGTGGGGGAGTTAATAGTAATGGGAGAGAATCCTGAAATTGTAGCGAAGCTGTCGCCGAAAAGTGTAGAGTTTTTGGGTCAATTGATAGAAGTTATGCCTCAAATTTTTCAAATGAAAGTTGCTCCGTATAGGATAATGCTTGATAAGTTACAGAATGAAGCAAAAATTTTAGAAACAAGACAAACGCATTTGGAGCAGATGTTATTAAGATCAGAACAAAATGCATTAAGACGGTTACAGTTGTTAGAGATGTTGCTTAATTATCTCTTGACAGCGAAAACTAAGAAAGAAATAGCGAAATTGCAAGCAGAAACAAAAATAAAAGTGGCAGAGATGAAAAAACAAGAAAAAGAAGAAAAATCGTTTCAATTTGTAAGACCAGAAGATAGAAAACAAATAGAAGAACTTGCAGGGAAATAAAATCAATTATGGGTTTAACAGACATTCTTCATGATTTGCGGGTTAAGTTTTTTGGTTACAATGAAAATGATGTATATAATTTTCTTGCGTATCCGAAAAAATCTGAACTGAACAAGCTTTTAAGAGACAAAAAGTCAAGAGAGCAATTCTTTTCTACAGTTGAGCGTATAGCTCAAAAAAAAGGTTTAGATTCAGTCAAAACTTTAGAAGCGGTATCAAGGTATATATTACAAAAAGCAAAGGACAATGGTTTATTCACTTCGGAGATCATTACAGCTCCTCGTTTACAGGATTATGAAATGATCATAGGCATTGACGAGCTTGGTAGGTATGCGTTTGGTGAAAAAGATCTTGGAATGGGATTTGTTCGAGTGTTAGAAGCTTTAGATGTTGGCAAGAGAATGAAGAAAAAAGATCGTGACAAGTTTGTTACTAATGTAAGAAATACGTTGTTCATAGCGTATCAAGTTGACAAGACAATTGAGCGGATTGAGAAAGCGTTAGATACAGCAAGTGATTTGTCGTTAGTTTTAGGACTAGGTGGATTAGCGACAAAAGGGGCGTTATGGTTAGGTAGAAGAGTCTTAAAAAATGTAACTAAAGATATATTAACAAGATCGATGCTTGTCAGAGTTGCAAATAATGTTGCGTCATTTGGAATTGTAGCGGGGGATATAGCGTTTGCTGGGAGTGAATTAGGAAAAGCGACATTAAACACGGTAGCCAAGGGATTACCGTTGACATATTCACTGGACCATTTGATTTTAAGTGGTATTTCTTTGGCAGGATTTTTAGGAGCAAAAACAAAAAGAGTGCAAGAAGCTATTCAAAAGATTGAGGGGGTTCCTCACACGACAGTAGACGATGTTAGAAGGAAAATAATTGAGAATCAACTTCCTATACCTGGGTATGATTTGAATCTTACGACGGATGAAGCGTCCAAAATGTTCGTTTCTCAGATAAGAAAGTATCTTGAAAGCAAAGCGGGTAAAAAATTGTCTTTAGAGAATTTAGAAAGTATGAATGTTTTAATGGCACGGTTGCTTGGTAGTTTTGCGGAACAATGGAAAGTCAATACATTACTTGTGTCTGATGCTTTTGTTAATCCGCATAAGTATACGCATAAAATTCATGAGGTCTATGAAACAGTAAAAAACTTCATAATCACGAACAAAGAGGATTTTTTGGCTTTAATAGATAAACTTCCTGAAGAACGTTTTGCTTTTGTCGCTTCAAAGCCTGAATTGTTCGAGTTTTTCTACATGAATACGTCCAAAGTTTTTTTAGACAGAATAAGGTTCTTGTTGAAAGAAATCAAGGAAAACGAAATCATTGACAAAAGAAAACTATATATACGACTGAAAGAAACTGATATAGAAGTGCGAGCTGAAGAAGCATACATGTGGGATTTCGAAAATCTGATCAATTATTACGTCTGGAATACAATAAAAAATGGTAAGCTGTCAGTAGGAGTCGAATTTGTTTTGAAAGAAAGCGACAATGTAGAGAAAGTATTAAGAGAATATTATCTGCCTACGATTTACATTCCTACCTCAGACTATCGTAAAATATTAGTTGTCTCGATTAAAGAAGGGGATGAAGAAAAAGAAATTTTAGTTGATGTTCCAGCAGTGTTAGTAGGGGCTCTCGGGGAAAAATTCAAAGGAGATTTGACGCAAATTCATCTTTTTTTACGACGTTATGTAGCTGAAGTCAAAGGATTAGATTTAAAACAAGTAAAAAATATTCTTGTCATCTACGATCCAGTAAGTCAACTATTTCCTTCGACAGTTATTCGTAAGTTAGGTCTTAATAAACTGAGAATTTTAGACGATTGGTTAAACATTTTTCCTGATGAAGAATTAAAAGAAATAGGATTGCGTAAGGATAAAGCCACGAAATTACTTGAATTCGGAAAAAACATATCCGAGGCGTTCAATCAATTTTCTATTCGTCAGCAAAGAATTCAAGCTGAGAACATGCTAAAAGAAATCAGAGCCATATTAAAAGAACTATTAGGATATGATCCGAAAGATAAAGTCCGAACTGAAACCTTAATCAAAGAAGCATTAAAAGAAGCTCAAACTAGCGACAATCCTGCTTTACAAGATGCGGTTTACGTGCTTTCAGAGCAAGTTAAGCGACTTAAGCCATTAGTAAAAGACCTTAAAGCAAAATTTACAGATCCTAAAAAAGCCAGTCTTGCTGAAAAATTAATACAAAACTTTCAACGTGTTGAAACTATAATTGAAAAATTAAGCAAAAATCCAATTGAAGAAGTAAGAAAAAAAGTGATTGATTTAATTTATCAAGAAAAAGACCCACGATTTCTTAGAAAATACGGTTCTGGCTTCGTTGATGTAAAAATGCTTTATGAATTGGATCCTGAGTTGGCGTTTGATTATTTAGCTCGAGCTTATACTAGACCTTGGACCTCTGATAAGAGATGGTTGTTAAGTTTTGTGAGACGAACTGAGGAAAGATTGTTTACAGATCCATTTTTGAAAGACACAGACTTTGTCAAAACTTTAGAGCTTATTAGGGATTACCAAGGAAGAGAGACAGCAAGGAGCAAATGGCTTCAAGTAATAGGAACTCTTTCGAAGATATATACTTGGATGCTACCACGAGTTGCGATAGGAGCTGGTATTCAGTTATTCAATACTATATCACAGCGATATCCAAGTTTTAGATTTTTCCAAGCCCCATTTGAAACAATAAAAGACATAATAACAACTCCAGAGCTTCGAAGATTTTTGTATAGTCAAATCAAAGAAGAGTTACACGAGGATAATTACTTGTCATTCTGGGTTAGAGCAATTGAACCATTTATACAGACAATTTTCTACAACGAATTACTTAAGAATCCTCAATTTAGAAAAGAAGTGCTACAAGATTTTGGTCATATAGTAAAAGGCGAATTTACTCCTGTAGATGCAAAATTATTAGCTGAGCACTTAACAAATTTAATTAACAGTCCTGCTGCTATTTCTCCATTTATGGGGACGACACTTGGTATATTAGCTTATATACAAAGTTGGTTCCCCTATGTAGTTGCTCCTTTCCAAATTGCAGTTCATTCACTTGCTAAAAGTTTGACTTCATCTAAACATGCTATGAATTTCTTTAAACATTTGTTAATTGGTTCAACTATTTTACCTGCGACAGTTACTCAGTTTAGTGGTGTGACAGACACAATTAAACAAGCTTATGAAGGTTTGTCAGTAATTTATCACACAATGGCTTCGATTATTACAGGAGATCCTGAACCAATTCAGTCATATCTTGAGGAACAAGAACCTGTTTTAGCTTCGATATGGAAATCATTGTTTAGTAATTTAACCAATATACCACGAGATGAATTGACAGGTAGACTATTTCACGATTTAGGTTTGTTATTAGCATTACACGGTGATGAAGTTGCATGGCAATATGTGAGAGCAGGACTTGACTTTTTGGCAAGACATTTAGATTTGGCAAATAAAAACTTATTCTCACCTGGATCGGTAAGCACATCATTTGAAGTCACAGTGCCTATAATTAACACAGCTTTGAAGATAATTAACAACTTAACTGTTTATGAAAAAGAGCAACCGCAATTAGCAGGTAAGACTTTGTTAGAAACGATAATGCAAACTATGCCAATTGCTAAAAACATTCGAGCAGGAATTTTACATGAACTAACTCAATACGGCAGAATAAACGAAGATAGCGTGCTGAGATATTTCGATGATGAATATTTAACAACTGCTACAGGTCTCAGCTACTTCTTAGGAGTAATGCTTAAACATACAGTAACAACAGCAAAGATATTTGATACGTTATTTTTGGGAGGACTTGGTGAGGCTGTAGCTCGAGTATTTACTGGTGAAGAAAGAAAAATGCTTTTCCTTCCTAAAGTAACCGATGCAAAAAGTTACAGACTCAAAATTTTAGGCAACGAAGAATATGTCTTACGGTCACTTAAGCAAATTGAGGACCCACATACGAAAAAAAATGTCTTGTTAAGATTTGCTAACATAATGGACAATTATTTTGACGAAAAGAAAATCAAAAAGACAGATAGAACTCCTGAAGAAGAAATTAACATGTTCAAAAGCTATTTGACTTTCTTAACTTACGATCCGAGCATTCTAGACGACACAGAACTTGACTACATGATCCAAGTTGCAAATAAATCAGCCTACTACTTCAAACTTAAGTATGGTCTCGATGAGAAAGACTTGCATCATTTCTTAGCCAAAGCTTTAGACGAACTCAAGATTCGAAGAAAACTTAGAGGACAGTTGCTTCCCCCTGAAACGGAATCTCAGGGTTCTTAAATAAATAGGTCCACATTTCAGCTCCAGCCTCATCTAAGGTTTTGATATATTCTTGAGCTTCTTCTTCGCTTTCACATTCGATCTGTATTTCATCATGAATAAGGTTAACAATTTTGGCATTCGGATATTTTTTAGTAAACAAAACTACAGTTCCCTTGAGTAATTCAGCTCCTGTTCCTTGGATAGGGAAATTTAGGGCTATGTTTAAATGTTCAGTATAACGACTACGACGAAGAACAGTGCTAATAACAATAGAGCCAGCTTTAAGTGCATTCATAGTCGATTGAATATGCTCAGCAACTCGTCGATGATAAGACATCCATTTTGCTCGCAAAAACTTCGTCTCTTCATATGTCAACAGTATATTTGCTTCATAAAGAAGTTGTTGCAAAGTTTGAACTGATGCTCCGTAAATTAAAGCAAAATTAAACTGTTTTGCAATTTGTCGCTCTTCTTTAGTAATCTGATCAATAGGCTTGTCAAAAAGAATCGATGCAGTCTTGCTATGTAGATCCTCATTGTTTCGATAAGCTACGATAAAGGTTGGAATGTAATAGATTTGCCCAGCAAGTCTAAGCTCAATCTGAGAGAAATCATACTTCAAAAATGGGCTCTTGTAAAAAAGATGCCGTAGATGCCGTGGTATGTTTAAAAGATTTGAATTCGAGCAAGAAAGCCGTCCCGTAATGGCTCCGCAAACATCGTAGTGTCCATACAACCGACCCGATGCTCCCTTTTCCATCCATTCCTCAAGGTAAGAAATTTCATCTTGTTGCTTCTTTAACGCTAAGATGTCATGAATGCACTGTTTCAAACGTTCATCTTTAGTTGTAAATAAATGATATAATAGAGTCTGCTTTTGAGCATCAGGTAGATTAAGCTTGTTCTTGACCTGTATAGGAGAAAAAGGATTGAACTGATATGTTTTCTGAAAAGCAATCAAATTTTGATTGAAAACAGGTTTCTTTTCCCGTAACAACTTAGCCACTTCGTCAATGTTAATTGGAACCCCTCGCTTCTGAATTTGCAACAGCCGAATTAAAAACGCTTTGTCTAAAACGTAAACGGGCTTAAACTTTTGATGGTTTGCAATTGTATGCTTATACAACAGCTCAGTCGCATTCAAATCTTCAACCAAATAGTCTCTCAACTGATTATTTGATAACTTTAGTCCTTTTTCAAGACTTTTCCTTATCTGGTTCTTGTTCGTTTTGTATTCATACAGATTGAAGAATTTGCAGAGATTTTCAAGACCGAATGAACCTTTCTCAGGTTGTGTAATGTTATATTCGACTTGGTATGCTTTCATGAACAAATAAGTGTCGTTGAAACAATCTCTATTTGGCGGAATGAAATCAATAACCGAAAAATCATAAAACAAATTGTGCCCTACAATTACATAACCATTGTTGATTAAATCAGTTAAAAATTGTTTTATTTTTTCAACATCATCAAAGTAAAAATACTTACCGTCAATTTTCACGCCAGCAAGCAATAGCTTACCATATAGACCCTGAGTTTCAGTATCAAAAATTGCTATCTTTCGCATCATTGTTCTCCTTAGGTTGAAATTTTTCGCAAGCAGGAAGTAAAGGATGTATCTCTTGTTTTTCATCTTCAAAAGTGCATCGCCAATCAAATCGTTTAATTTTCTTTGAAAACTTACAGTCTATACATTTTTTCTTTGTCATCAACTTAACTAACTCCTGTAAAGTCATACCACATCCCTCCTATTGCCATTTATCAGCTATTTCGTCTAATTCTTTCTCAGTTGAGTAACGAAATTCTTGCTTAATCAAATCAATAAAGTCATACCCAGCAAACCGTAAATACTGCAAAAACTTCTGAAATTCTTTCGGAAAATGAACTATAAAATTGTTTATCGTGTCCTTATGATATGGATCTTGCAAAATGAATTTCATTGGATTTCCCTTAACAATAACAAGCCAAAACGGATTTAAATTCGGCTGTGAAATCCAATCTTGCTTGTAAATCTTTGTCAAAAAATTGTAAAATAAGTGCAACTCGCCATTGTAAATCGCCGTATGTTCTATCGCAATTATACGATCAATATACTTGTCCCCTTGAGCTTTGATTGTAGAAAGCAAATCATTAAACGTAATAAAATCAATTTCCCTATCAAAAATGGATGGCTCAAGAATTGTATACTCCTTAAATTTCGGAGCAACTAAAATATGCAACAACTGCTTAAAGTAAAAATCAGCTTTTTCTTTGTCATACAACTTGTGAAGCATAAAGTCAAAAATGAACAAAGTCTTAAGTAGCGGGTCATAATCATAAACAGCATAATCAACATGTTTATACGTTCCCTGCTGAATCAACTTATAAAGTTCATCTTCATAAGGTATAAAAATTTCCTGATACAACTCAAAACCCCAACCCCAGTTGTCTACAAGCTGAATGAGATATTCTCTGTAGAAATTTTCAATCTTCTCAACATACTGTGGATCACGATATCCAATGTTAAACGTAATCAAACGACGCCACATACCTTCAATTGTCATAAACGGAATGTAATACTTAGTCTCCATTGTAAATAAACAAGGCATAATAATCTCTGTCGCTCGAGAAAATTGAATATTAGCTTTGCTAATTCTTCTGTTTGCCAAATCGTGAACTAATTGTCTCATATATTTGATGTCTCGTTCATCGTTAACGATAAAATCATCGCCCGTGAATGGAGACCGAAGGTAAGGTAGCCGTCTATTCATAAAAGCACTTGTAATATCATGTGCATGTAAAGTAAAGAAATGTTCCATCTTACGGAAGAAAACATTGTATAACTTCAAAACAGAAGTTTTACCACATCCAGTAGAACCAATCAAAATAAAAATCGGATTCATGCTAAAACAATCATATCGTCTCAAAAAGAAAATCGATACCAAAGCAAGCCAACAACCAAGCTTAAAAACAAAATATTCATCAGACAATTTGTATAAAATCTGATTAATCACTTGTTTAAACACTTGATAACTACCGCTCGTCTCAAGATAGAAGTTCGAAAAAGGATGATCTTCAAGCGATGCTGTAATAAAATTTCTCAATCTGATAATTGATAAAGACTCGGAATAATGCTTAAAACCTAACATGTTCGGCTCAATGATTGTCGGTATCTCGCGATAGAAAAACGTAAGCAAATCTTTATACCGCTTCTTGTCCGAAACAGAAAGCATCTCAGCCTCAGTAAAACCTTTGTCATAATTCATTTTCACAATAAATTCATCAATCTTGTTCGTCCCCGCTACAATAATTTTAGCTTTACTCACATTTTCACTCTCAATTTTGTTAATCGCAAACCAAAGTGGATAGAAAAATCTACAAACATACTTCAACTCTAATCCATCCGCTTCGCCATCTTTTTTAATCGGAACTCGACTGAAATACATCTTGTCAACAACCTCAAACCCATCAGGAAGCGTAAAAGTCGGCATAATAGGAAGTATAACTTTGTTAAATTTAGGACAAGTCGGAGGGCAACCAAACTCACGATTAAATCTACGACACGACCAGAAAATTAACGGAAAGTTTCTTTTAACAAACCAATCAAAAAACTTTTTCGTCTTTTCTCTTGCTTTATGAGGGGGTTCTTTCTTGTATAAACTTGCATTATCTAACAACTCCTGTAAAACCTTGCCTCGCTCTTCTTCGTTTTTGCTAAAGTATTGATACAACAAATAATAAAACCAAATCGCAATTTTCCATTCAACATAACTATGCGTATCCCACGTGCTTAAAATCTGATTCATCACAGGACAAAAAGTCTCCGTATACTTCTTGACCGATTTGACATCATATAAAGCATGATACAAAGTCGTTACATAATCATTGTCAAAATCAATCTGATTGTTCAGAATTTTGTTCAATTCCTCATCTGACGATTTGTCATCAAGTGAAATCACTTTCGAATACAAGTCCCAAAAACTGTCATACCAAATACCCTCGTAAATAACAATACCGTCTGCCCGTGTGTAAAATCCTTGAAGCGGTATGAGCTTGTCAAGATGCACATGGGGCAACTCTTTTTCAATAAGTTGTTTAACCTGATTAAAAAACGTAGAAAGAAACATGTTAAAAGTCGAAAATAGAACATTGTCCTCCTTAATCAAATACTTTTTGCTAAGCCACAGAAAATGATAACCCTTCGTCGTCTTAACTACGTAAGTTACCGTATAATTGTGTGCATTCAAAAGTTCAATAATCTGTTTACAATCTTGCTCCGTAATGTCATCAATATCTACAACCATCAAGAAAAATGTATCTTCAAGCGTCGACCAAGAAGGATAATCTGTATAAAATCCCGTAGAAACCCTGAGCTTGATGTTATAGGGTTTGATTTTTCGCTTTGTAAAGAAAGCAAAAAGATAGTTCAAATAGTGATTATACAAGAATGGTTTCGGTGCTTGGAAAATTTTCTTCTCACCCGATGCTGTCTCAACAAACAAATAAAGATTTGCCAAATCCGAATGATACCGCTGATACTGATGGAATATCTTAGCAAATAAAATGTTCTCATGCACAAAAATAGTGTCCTGAAAGTATTCCACTGTGCGAGTAAGTATAGCATCAATAACTTCCTGAATCTGTTCATTCATCACTCAAACTTCCTTTCCGTTTCAATTCTTCCAAAACATCTCCTTTTCGCTTAAGTATCTTCCAAACTTTCGCATCAATACCTTTCTTGTCCATCAACCGTAGTAAGTAAACTTTATCTTCCTGTCCAAATCGCCAAACTCGACTTAACGCTTGCTCATAAACCCGCCACGCTAAAGGTAAACAAAGAAAAATTATATTCTTATACCCCGTCAAATTAATTCCCTCGGAAATACAATAGGTCGCTAAAATCGGTTTGTCAAAATTTTTTATCGCATACTCAAGATCTTTCTTGTCTTGACCCGTCACAAAATAAACATTCTTTCTGCCCAACTTTTTTACAATCAAATTTAACGGCTCAATGAAATAACCGAACACAACTGTTTGCGGATTGTCCTGTATAAAATCAATCACATAATCAATCTTGTCCTTAAGCATCGCACTTTTCCGATACTCAAACATGAAAGCCTGTAAAACATTCGTTACATCAACATCTTTTTTGTCAATCAAATACTTACCCGAAGTAAACCACTTCTCATCCTCTATCAAACTCGGAAGCTCTACAATGTCAGCCCTCTTAACAAAATCAACATAGGGCAAAACATAATGCTCAATAAACTTCTGTTTGACTCCAGGTAAAAAATCAATAATGTAATAAAACATTCCATCAATCCGAAAAAACGCATTCTTATACTGAGTGAACGACAACTGATTGAAAGGATGATCAGGTCGTAAAATTCTAAGCTGTGAATAGTAATCCTCAGGCTTTTCAAACGGAGTTCCACTTAACATTACTTTATAAGTCTTTGTAAAAATCTTCATAACAAGTTTCGTAATTTGAGCACGAATACTTTTCAACTTGTGAGCCTCATCAAAAATAACTAAGTTCCAAAACGCTCGCCTTAAAATTTTAGGATGATGTAAACGAAAACTATCATAACTTACAACTTCAAAATTATTTAACTTTATATTCCACTTCTCAATTTCCTGATACCATACTTGTTTGACTGAAGCAGGACACATAATAAGCACATTTCGAAAATTCTCCGCTATTTTCAATGCTGTTAGTGTCTTGCCCGTTCCCGTCTCCCACGCTAAATAAGAATAACCATTGAATTTTTCGACCGCTCTTTGCTGATGAGGAAGTAACATCTCTAAAGCCAAATCCTTTTCACAGGTCTATATTCGACATACTGCTTCTTAATTTCCTCTGGAATATTGTAAAATGCCCGTTGATATTCTGTTATTTTAATTATTTTATCACCAATTCGATAAGTTCCCGCATCCCAATTCTTGAGCTCCTCCTTAATTTCCTTCTCAAGCTGTTCATATTGCTTAAGCTTTGCTTTAATTGCATAGTAAATCTCAAGTTTTTTCATAAATTCAGGACTTACCTCTACAGTTCGAATGGTTGTTTTCGTCTCTTCAGGATAGCATCTATCAAAAAACGGGCACGCTCTGCACAAGTCATGTTGCTCAATCGGCTTCGGCAAAGTTCCTTTTTGAATATGCTCTTTTACGTGAATCGCTCTCTCCTTGATCTCCTCTATGACCGCTTCGTCTCTTTCTACATCAAAAAAGTAATCTTCACCAGTCCTTCGATCAATCACATAGAAAATCCCATAGTCTCTTTGCAAAAGTAACATGTAAGTTTGCATTTGGTAATAATACTTTTTAGTTAATTTGTTGCTTTCATAAATACCAAAGTCATCTAAAATGTTTTCGCTTGCCGTGCTCTTAATTTCAATGAAATCTCCACTTTCAAGAATAACATCAACAACTCCTTTTACATCAAGTTCCTCACTTATAACAGGCAGTTGATAAGCCTTCACAGGAACAATCTTCAGCAGTCTTTTTAAAGCAACCTCTTCAAACTCGGAACCAACATCAAAGTATTTCTTAGCTTGCTTGATCGGTAACGGAACTTGCCTCATCAAAACTAGTCGTCTTTCGCAAGGATGCCACACTTCTGTAGCAGGGGTATGCCGAGGACAATAAACTTCTTTTTCACCAACTTCAAACAGTTGCCTCAAATCTTTTGCTTTCATGTTCAACCTCCTTCAAAATTTTCGAAGTCTGAAGTAATTGCAAAAGTAAAGGCTCGACCCTACGATCAACATAAACCCCAAATGGAGTAAAATAAACCCGAACATTCCTATAAGTTAACCTACTTACTAATGAACCAAATAGACGCTTCTTAAAAATACTCGGTAAATGTCCGACTCTATCATTTAGCCAATCCTTGATGAACAAATATTTTTGCTTTAGAAAAGCATACTTCCAAATGTTGTATCGCCAGAACAACTCCTCATTGCTCCAACTTTTAACTGGATCTTCCAAATACTTCCGCCATTCATCCCAGCCTAAATAGACGATTCCCTTAACCCTCAACATTTCAGCTTTTGATGTCTTTAATGCTACAAAGCACCCACAACCGTAGTGTTGATAACCAAGTAGATACCCTTGCTTTAGTGCTTTAAGCCGTGCTCTTTTCCAATCTCTACAACCTATTCTCGTATACATGTTACTTCAGAACTTCCTCAATCGGTTTATTTGGTTGCTTCTCAAAAAGTTCCTTAATCACTGTATTGATAACAGCTCCAAGGCAAATTTCCGTTGCCCGCTTCATAGCCCTAGTTTCTGCCTTGGTTAATAAATTATGCAAATTCTCAATCCCTTTTAATTCAGCCCGCTCACAAACCCCTACTCCTTCTCCACGTCGTATAATCCCATTCGGAAAAACAACTTCAAGTTCAACTTTCACAAGAGCATAATCTTCAGTAATTTCTTTTTCAACAATCTTAAAATTATACCCTACAGGTAAACTGCTGAGTAAATTAAGAATCCCGTCTCTTTTGATTTCAATAATCTCACCGAGTTTTGTTTTGATTTTAGCAAAATCAGTTGGTTTAAGAACTTGCCTTGCAATCTGGACGATTTTTTCAGCCGTAGTCAGCTCTCTTCTTTCTTCAATAAGCTGGACCTCTGCCATCATGCCCCACCTCCTCTATCGTTGTTTGCTGTTATTTCATCAAGTAAACTAAAAAATTCTTCCTTAGTCATTTTATCTGAATTGTTTGCAAAAAATCGACTTAACAAGATATACACCGCATATTCTTCTTTGATTAACTTTGAAAACACATCATCATCATGAAACAAAACCCACAAAGCTAATTGCTCAGCCTTTATACTTTCAATAAGACCACATACCTTCCAAATCTTCTGAGCCTCAGTCATCTCATCTGAACAAAGTTCCCTATAAAACAACTCAAACGTTTCCTTCCAACAGTTTACTAAATCTTTAAAATTCCTCATTTTAACCGCTTCTCTCAACCGAGTTAACTCTTCCCTCATAACCCCAACCTCCTCTTTTAAATTTTTAACTATTCACAAGATCCCATAAACCTTCTTTAACCAAATCGGCTACAGACCGACCAGTCAACTCGCTAATTTTTGAAAGTTTCTGATATTTTTCTTTGTCTATTGAAGTGCCCAATCTCAAAACATTCTTTGACCGCTTCCACAACGCATTAGAACCATTTTCTACAGTTAAATACTTTGAATACTTCTTATACACATGCTCCATTGCACGATCAATTAAACTCGCTAAACTTTCACCAGTCCTGTTCAAATGACTTACAATCTTCCACTGCAACGAAGGACTAAGCCTAAAAACAAAGTTTCTTCTTTTCATCTTTTTCACCTCCTTTTAATTTAATTATAACACATTTTTGAATTTTGTCAAGCCCCTCTTTTCTCATCTTGTTCTTTTCGTTTTCAATCAAACACATGTTCTCTTCACATCTGAACGGTTCGCTTCTTTTTCTTGTCGACTCAATGCCTCTCAGAACCTTGTCCAATCCGCTCAATTCCTCTCTTGTCCATTTCCCTTCCATTCACCACTCCTCCTTTCCTATTCCCTTCCAGTCCTCTCTCCTCACATCCATCTGCTTATCAACTCTCGTCCTTTCCCTATCATATCAACTCGTTACCAGTCAGATCCCTCTCCTTGCTGATCAAATAATTTCTTTTCATTTTCTTCTCTGATCCATTCCCCCTCCTTTCCTTTTATCTATTCTAATCATCTCAGCTTCTCTCAACTCCTTTTCCTATTTCTTTCTGTTAACATCACATTCCTATTCTTCTCGTCTCTTCACATTTCCTTTGCTTCTTTTTTAATTGTTATTACTTTCTTTTTTACATCATTCATCCGCTCAAACTCTACAATCTTAAACCGTCCATACTTCGCTCCCCGCCATCCACTTTTCCCCCAAACCTCTCCTCTTGCAAAAATATCTAAAACTTGCTTATCCGTAAGCTTCCCAGCGTAAACTTTCACTACAAACTCCTGCTCAAGTGGTAAATCCAACATCTCAGACCATACAATTGTCACAATATACTGTCCATGTGCCCACGACCGTAAAGACCGTGAAAGCAAACTATCAGGCTCCTTGATCGGCTCACCGTTCCTTTTGTAAAGAATAAAGAAATCTCTTCGATAATCCCCCGTCTCCTCAACGGGGCAAATATCCACATATTTTGAAATCTGATTTTTCAATGCTCCAGAAAAATATTGCAAAGCAACTTCTTTCATAAAACCTTTAATTTGATAATGCAGATCAGCCAGATAACCCTCGCTAGTCCTTGCAAAGATTTGAAGCCTACTCTTTTGCTCTTCCTCGCTGATCCTCATCTCCTCTTTCATTTCCAAGTCCACTTTCAATCTCTCAATTTCTTTTTCAATAAGCATTTTTTGTTCCTCGTTTTTTAACCGCTTTAGTTGCCTCTCAAGTTTCTCAAGCTCCTTCTCAGCCTTCTTAAGAATATACTGCTGAGCCAAATCAGATGCGGGGTTCAAAGCTAAAACGGGAGTTAAATAACTAATCCGAACATAATACCTATCGATTTGCATAGCCCCCACCTCCTTTAAGTTTTTAGTTTAACATATTTTTTATCTTTTCTAGCACAATGTCAAGAGCACTAAACCAACTTGCTACAAATTCAGCATTTTCACCAAATAGAAAGAACAAAATCGAATCCCGCATGACCTCTACCCCATGTCGCTCAGCTATCATTTGCATGTATTCAATAAACTGCCTTTCAAACTTTTCAACTACTATACTCTTTTTAGCCCGCTGTAATTCCTCAGGTAATAACCCAACAAGTAAAAGAAACCATAGACTTTCAGAATGCTTTACCTCAATAAAATACATCATGCACAATCTTACAAGTAACGCTAAAAACTCTTCATCCGTCAACTTATTCCTATCTTTAAAATATTTGATAATCGGCTCAAAACACGCATGCTCAAACGACCTTGCGGAATGATTAAAACCAAAATTTTGTAAAATTTCTAAAACTTTCTGAGCGTCAACATTTTCAAACTTTTTGATTGCTTGAGATACAAGCTCCTTATCAACCATAACCCCACCTCCTTTGAGTTTTATTTTAACTAACCATGCTCAAGACAAATTCATATTCGAGTTGCCTTAGTTCCTCTTCGGTCAATACTCGACCCTCAGGTAATCGTGTCTTCAAAACAAAATGAATCGCCATGTCTCCTTGCCTTAGTTTGACCGCAATCCGATTGTAAGGAATGTCTATCTTCAAAAGCTCACTCAGGAGCCTTGCCGTAGATTCATGACCTACCGCTGAGATAAATTTTGACTCTAATAAAAGTTCCCTTGCTTCCTTCAGTCCAATTTTTCTCAATAACACAGTATAACTATACCGCTCTTCAAAATCAACTGGAATAATCAACGAATTAAGCACATAAAGCATAATCTCACCTCCTTTTTAGTTTGCTTCATTGTCTATAATTTTTACTTCATAATTTAATTTCACAATAAATTCTATTCCTTCATCTATACAATCAAGCTCATTTTCATTGACTTTTTTTACATCCCAATCTATAAAATGTTCACAAGGATTCTCGACCTCAAAAAACTCACTACAAACTACACAATAATAAAAGATACGGTTCTTACAAACCAATCCCTTTACTATCATGTTCCCTCTCCTTGCTTATTTTTTAATTAATCGCTTTATCTTCCGCCAAAGTTTCCACAAAAAATTCGGTTGCTTTAGTTCTCTCCTTTTTAAAAACATCAACCGATTATTTAGCAAAACAGTAATATACCTAGGCTCTGCCATCGTTACCCCCTCCTTTTAGATTTTATTCTAAGTTTTTTGAAAACCAAATTCCTGATTTGATCTTCAGACCAACCACGCCATAGTTGCCTACCCTTTTCAGTAAACAAAAGCTCAAATAAACATCCTTCTTCAATCGCTCGCTCAATAATCTGCTCAAGACACGATTCAGGAAAAGCTCGATTTGCCATAGTTTTACCTCAGTTGATTTTTGCTAAAGTTGTATTATAATATTTTTGAAGCGTTAAATCTACTCTCCGCCATAACCCCGCCTCCTCTATCCTGAGCCCCGCACCGTTGAGGTGCGGGGTCTAAAATTAGTCATGACTCGAAACAAAGGTTAAACATACATACTCATTCTTAGAAGACAACTCTAAAATTCCATGCTCAGGATGAAAGATTTTGATTGTAGAATTAGTATCTATCGGTTGCAAAATGTTATTTTCTAACTTAGCATTTTCAAAAGTAATTTTGTTAAACTGTTCAGCTCTTGCATAATTAAATTCTTCAGATAAAACTTCAAAATAAGAACTATCAATCGGCACAAATAAGATATCTCCTAATCTGTAATCCAAAAAAACATCAAGCAATTTATTCAAGAAACGATAATCACGATGCACAGTCATTGAAAGTTGCCGATGCAAAATCTCTTTATACTGTTCATAACCAACAATATTGAAACAACAAGGACTATACTCTTTTATATAGTAAACAACAGCTTTGTTTTGTTTTTCATCATAAGAATAAATTATAGACAAAGTCTTCGTTAATCGTATCTCAACTCGGTTTGAAAACTCATATTTAATATAGTTCAATTTTTTCGGTATCTTGAATTCAATATCTTTCAGCTTAAACACAGAAGTAAAACAATTAGCAAACTCTGTAATTGTCGCATTATGAGGTAATACAATTGTCCGAGATCTTTTATATGCTTTAAATAAAGGTAATAAATCAGCAAACTCAGGATAGAACTCGACATCTTTAATATCAACATCAATAAATAATCTGTATTTTCTAACAAGATTGGCTCTTAGTAACTTCACAATTGTGGGAATGTCAGTTGCCTGTATTAAGTATTCAGGTTTTTTCTTTAATTCTTCAATTTTAATCTTCAAATCATCATCTAGCTCGACTGTCCGAGGTAACGGATAAAAATCGTCCCATCCTCCACAAGTCACATGGTTATAAATCCTAAACTTTTTAGAATAGAATGTCCTTGCTCCAGACATTCCCCAATAAATTGTTTCCCAGTCATCTACCAAGTCGTGAATAATTGAACCTTTTTCAGAATTTCCGAAACCATCAATAATTAAATACTTTCGAGAACCTAAAATAACTTCAAAAACTACCCAAAACCCAGACCGATGCCTACGATTTTGACATTCCGCTATAGTTTTGCAATAACGACAATAAAAAGATTTCAAAACAGGTCTTATTACAAGATCATTACCATCAATTTTAGCTACCCTGAGCATAACCCCACCTCCTTAAGTTTTTTTTTAAATACACTTAATAATAAAGCTTCTTCAGTTCTTCTCTTCTTGTTTCTGAAACTTTCATCGCTAATTCTTTCACATAATTTAAAAGCTCTTCATCTAATCTTAGTTTTTCTTCATACGATAAACTATCATAAAACTCATCACCATCAAAAATCGTAGACAACCACGACCCCCAAGACCATCCCCACGACCTCTCAGGGGACCTTATATATCGCTGAAATACTAAATAAGCACATTCTTCTTTTGAATAATTCGTCCATTGTTCATAAGGCAATACGTTTAAGACTAATTTTTCAAACCATTCCTCAATTGTAAGTTTGTCCTTAATTGTAAATTTGACCATAGCCACCACCTCCTTTTTGGTTTTTTTCTACACTATAAGCTAATACATTTTTTTAAATTGTCAAGATTTTTATCAAATTCGATTTCAATTTCTTTCTTTTTATAAGCTTCTAGACATTCTTCAATAAATTCTTGAAGTGTTTTTTCATCAAAAAACATAATTTCTAAACTTATGAATTTCTTCTCCAAATCCATGTCTTTAATCTTAATTTTCGCTACCTTCATAACCCTTACCCCCTTCTTTGTTTTTCTACATACAAAGATAACACATATTTTTAAAATGTCAAGTATCCCCTGTAAACTAGATTTTTCAAGCCTTGCAAGACATTAAATTTTAGATTAAACCCATAACCAAACTCATAAACCCTAAACCCATAAATCCAGACCTATAAACCTAGACCCAAATCTAGATCCAGATCTATAAACTTAAACCCATATTCATAAACCTAAACTTGATTTCGAAACTCAACTACAAAAATATAATACAAAATTGAAAAATGTATGAATAAATAATACGTATTATTAATTTGTAATTCGTAGCACGATTAGAATTGTTATTAATTTAGAATAATTCTAAGGAAGGTGAGTTAATGAAAAATGATTTTTCGAGAAAATTTTTTTTTAGAAAAACCCTTGTTAACATTTGTTAACGACCCTTGTAAAAAATTTTTTTATAGCCGATTTTCATTTTTCATTAACTCACCGACTTTAGAATAATTCTAAATTAAAAATCATTCTAACATACATCCATCCCTGCTAAGTCTCGTCAGTCAAGCCTCACAAGCCACGCCATTTCTTTCTATTCTTGATTAATTTATAGATTTTTATTTTTTTCAATTTATAAACTATTCAATATTGAACTTTTCATTCGTAATCCGTTAACAATTTTGTTTAATTTTCGATAAATCGATAAGTATCGTTGTTTATAAATTTAAAAGTTTATTTCTTTACTAAACAAATTTGTTTATAAATTTACTTGTTTACTTAACGATAAGCGTTAAGTTTTGTGATAAATAAATAAATTTATCGATTTTTCAACAATTGGTTAGAATTGTTTTAAGTTGCGAATTGTTTCAAGGTTAGAATTGTTTTAAGTTACGGACTGTTACAAGGTTAAAATTGTTTTGAATTACGAATCAATGTGGGGTTAAAATTGTTTTAAATTACGAATTGTTGCAAGATCAAAATTGTTTCGGGCTACAAAAAGATTTCAGTTCGGAATTTTTTTGATTTACGAATTGATTTGGGTTTGGAATGATTTGTAAGTCGGTATATTTGTAAATTTATAAATTATTTAAGGAAAAAATGGTTTGGTAGTTGAAAAGATTGTTAGATTGTAAAAATTTTAAATTGATAGGCGATTTGGTTTCAAAATGGTTTGTGGGTTAGAATTGTTTTAAATTAAGAACCGTTTTGTTTTGAAAATTTTTGCAGGGTCGGATTGTGAAAAGCCCCAGAGGGGGTCGGCGCCCCTCGTGGCTAGTTCACCCAGGGGGTCGGGGTATGGGGTCATTGATTGAAAAGTTTATAAATTGATTTATAATGTTTTTAATATGTTACCTAAACGAAAAGTTTATAGTGATGATTTTCAAACACCGTGTTGGGTAATTGAGTATTTAGTTCCTTATTTAAAAAAAGAATGGATAATTTGGGAGTGTGCGATGGGTAAAGGAAATTTAGTTAGGGCTTTAGAACAAAGAGGATTTAAAGTAATTGGGACAGACATTAAAGATGGTTATGACTTTTTAAAGTGGACACCAAAAAGATTTGATTGTATAGTAACGAATCCTCCGTATTCGTTGAAAAATGAATTTTTAGAAAGATGTTATGAATTAGGGAAACCTTTTGCATTATTGTTACCATTAACAGCATTAGAAACTGAACGAAGGCAGAGATTATTTAAGAAATATGGTGTTGAAATAATTGTTTTACCAAAAAGAGTAAATTTTGAAACGCCAAGTGGGAAAGGTTCGGGTAGTTGGTTCCCTGTGGGTTGGTTTACAAATTGGTTAGGAATTGGTAAGCAATTGATTTTTGTTTAAAGGGTAGGTTTTATTTGATGGGTCGTATTGATAGGTCTGGAAGGGAGAATAATATAAGCAAGGTTGTTGATGAATTTATTGATGAGTTATTAGAAGGTGTTCGTAGTGAGATAAGGGACATATTACATGAGGTTGAGCTTCGTCGTCGGAGCTGGTTAGTTCCATGGTATGTGCATAAATTTTTAGATGATTTAGTGATGCGATTGAGTTTATTATTGGACAGGTTGGGTCGTAAGTTGTGAGGTTTGAGATTTGATTTCATGTTTGATTTGTTCGAGGTCTAATTTATTGATGATGAAAAGGAGAAGGTCTTTTGGGTTGATCTGGTAGGTTTCTTGGATGTAGTTTAAAAGTTCGAGTGTGATTTTAAGGTCTTCGTTAATTGGTTTAAGTTTAGATTGTTCGAGTGTGTGTAAGGATTGAGTTCGTTCGATTAGGTTGACGAGTTTTTCTTTGAAGGAGATAATTTGGTTCAAGTTTTGTAGAGCGAGGTTTAGTTCGGCGTCATCATAGGCAAGTTCCTTTGCTCGGATTGCGAAGATATGTTCGAGTTCTTGGCAAGCTTTGAGTAGAGCGGTAAGGATTTTAGGGTCGAGGAGTTCTGGATTTATTTGGTCAAGGGTTATTGGTTGTTTAGTCTTCTTCATAGGGTTTTTGAGGAATTTGGATACCTGTGAGTTGAGTCAGAAGTTGAGGTATATCGACATTTTCCATGGATGGATGTTTGATAAGTTTAGGTATGAGTTTGAGAAGTTCGACGATTTGTTCTTGTTGTTCTTGTTGTAGTTGAGTGGTTTGATAAGCTTGGATGAGTTGAGCGAGTTTGTTGACTTGAATGATATCTGGTGGTAAGTCAAGGTTATAGAGGATTTCGTGGATGAGTTTTTCGATGTTGAGGATAGGTAGAAGTCCAAGTTGTCCGAAGAGTTCAAGAAGAGTCATAATTTTTTCAAGACGTTCGCTTTTTTGGACAACTGAAGTAAAACCACGAATTTTGAATTTGACTTGAGAAAGGATGTCGTCTGGTGTGACAGTTGAAAGAAAGAGTATTTCTTCAGTAGTAAGGATTTGTTGTAAGTTGGGAGCTTCGTATTTGAGGATGTAGTAAAGTAGTTTGGTTAAGAGTTGAGAAATGAAGACTGTTTCTAAGCGTTCGATGAAGATGGCTAAGGTCATTTGAGTTTGGTGGGTTTTAAGAGCGACTTCTCTTGCGGTGATACGAGAGCGAGAAGATGGAAGACCCATAATGAATTCGGTAATTGCAGAAATGTTGGTGGCTTCGTTTTGGATTAGGTTACGGATTGGTAAAGCATTGGGGTCAAAGTTTGCAAGTTTGATTGGTCTAATTGCTTGAACATCACCACCGCCACGAGTATAAAAAATCTTCCAAGGTCTTAATTCATCAGCTAAGCTGTCTTCATCGACAAGGGTTGTATCGATTTCAAAACCAAGGGTTAAATTGACGAGGGCACTATCTAAGATAGCACGGGTTAGAATGGTATCTTGGACATAGTAGGGGTAAACAAGGTCAGCAAAGGAAACTTGCGTGTTGATGCCATATAAGAATTCAACGACAAATGGAGTAATTTTGTCGGGCATTATTTCAGCGGTGATGAGTTTTTGTTTATTAAGCACGATGTAAAGATGTGGAGTGATTATATCATCGGGTAGAAAGATAATACCGTAAAATTTATCAATTCTGACGAGACGGTCGTTGTAGAGTTTTTGTAAATATGTAAAGACGGTGTGCTCGGGGTCTTCTTGAGGAACAATGTAAGGTTTAATTTGGTCATAAGTTAGGTTGTATCTTCGGATGGCTTCTGGGATGGGGAGGTATTCGGTAAGGCAGATGTAATTTAGGTCTGGAGTGATTTTGGAATGAAGTGGGTTAACAACTTGGAGGTCAATGCGTTTTAGGTCTTCGTTGTATGTGATGTAAAGAAAGCCGTAACCTGAAAGAAGGCTGTAGTAAAGAATTTTGGACAAAGCATCTTTGACGTTGAGGACTTTAATGTAATGTTGAAGAATTTTGGTTAATAGGACTTGGAGATGTTCATTATCGGTATCGACTGTGAAAAGATTTTCGAAAGCTTTTTCAAGGAATGAGCGAAGGTAGAAGTATGCGAAGAAGACTTTTTGGTAGAACATTGATGATTTGAATTTTGATTGCCATGGGTATGGTGGGTCGGGGATATTTGTTTCGCCGTTTAATTCTTGCATATAGCGGATAAGAGAGATTAGACGGCGAGCGTAAGCACTTTCGATGGCGTTGATTTTGCTTAAAACGTAAGGCTCGACGTCGGACAAGTTGTAAAGTTTGTTGTTGATTGATAAAATCATTTTAGACCTCTTGTTAAATGTTGTTAAGTTTATTATAATACGGATTGGGAAAGGTTGCAAGTATGTTGTATACGAAGCATCGTAAAATTAAGCTGATTGATGCAAAAAAAACTTGGGGAGAATTTGAAACTTGGCGAGATTTTGGTGAGACTTGGGGAGATTATTTAGTTGAAGATCCACATTATCAATTTGTTTGGTTGCGGGTTCCATTTAAAACAACAAATGTTTTGAAAAATGTTAAGTGGATTGGTTATGAAGGGTTGAGAGGTTATTTGACTGAATTAATGTCTGAAAGTTTTTATAGACGATGGGGTTGGGTAAAATGGACTGAGATTTTTGGAGAAAAGATTTTAGCGAATGCGTCTGATTTAATTATTTTTGGTGTTAACACAAATATTGTTTTGGGAACTTATTTGCGGATAAAAAAATTATTTGATTTGACTGCGGTTGGATTGCAAATTGGTTCTGTGGTAATATTTGAAAATAGTTTTGTGTGGAAAGTTTTAAGTGTAATTAGTTGTCAAGTAAGCGATAAATTAAGTTTTGAATGCAATGTGTTTGAAAGTTATAGATGGGAATTATTTGAAACTTGGGGAGATTTTCCGAACGATAGATGGGCTCCGTTATGGTCAACAACATAAATGGTAATTGTGTGGCAGTTAATATAAAACAAGGAGAATTATTATTTGAAACGCCGATTATCATTGATAAAATTGATTTGTTTGGTCATGTAATTGAAATTACCGATTGTGTGACAAGCGATAAATGTATTGGAATTTACGATAGAGTTGGACAGAGGGTTGTTTATGTTGATATTGAAACAAAAGTGGTATTTGAGCATAGTGAGTATGTTGATGTAGTTGGTTTATTAGCTCATAAAGAACAGTTGTTTGTTGTAAGAAACAGTGCAATTGATAAAATTGTGCGAAATGTAAAAGAAAGTAAAAGTTATTCAGAACGAAATTTTATTGGTATTGCTTTGTATAATCCTTTTTCGGTTGTGTTTCTTGAATATAAAGATGTGCCGACTGTTCAGTTTTATAGTTTACAAGAAGTTCTTGAGTTAGGAGATTTGTTACCGACAACGTTTATGAGTGTTTATGTTCCGTCGGTATTTTATGAGTATCATAATTTGCTTGTTAAAGACGGTTTGATTTGGGTAAGAGGTCGAAATGGCTTAGTAGGGTTGAGTTTACGAGTTATTGGTAGTGCGGGTATCTTGTTTGAAGTTGAAGCGTTTTACAATTCGTTTAAGGAAGTATTTAGAGACAAGCAAATTGACAGATGGCATTTTCAGAAATTTCTAAATCACAAAGTTTTTATGTTCAGTCATGAAGAAACGGGTAGGCTTATGTTTTTAGTTGATGACGATGTGTATTTTGGGGATGTAACGATTTTTGTAGATAGGGAATGGTTTTTTGATGTTGTGGACAAAATGCTTTATCGATATAGGTTCACAGATGAGCCAGCGACTTATTCGTATGATAAGTGTTATGTTAATTTGTTGTTTGATTTTGGATGTTTGCAAAGGTTTCGTGGGTTTTGTTATGATGTGAAAAAATGTAGAACGAGCACGATTGTGTTTAACGTAGTTGCAAATTATCGTGGGGATGAACGGTCATTAACGTTTCATTTACCCCTTGACGAACACAATTTCCGTTGTAATTTATATGGAGAAGAATTTAGTTTGGTATGGTATTTGCCGATTGCAACGAAGATGAAGATTACCAAAATTAATTTTGAAGAGGTAAACAAATGAGCGTAGTTTATAGAAAAGGTGCAGATTTGATAGTTCAATCTTTTAATGGAACCCAAATTGGTCTATTTGATGTGAACAAAAATGAGTTATCTGGCGGTGGTTATAGTAGGCAAACCTTTCCTGGGTTTGTTTTTGTAAATGAAGATGCGAATTATTTTTACTATGTAAATTCGAATACGATTTTGTTTCCTGTAGCGACATCAAATTGGGTTGATGTGTATTATATTGGTTTATTTTCAGACGGACAACTTGCTTTGTTAGTTTCTTTGCCAAATCCAGCGACTATACGGGCAGGTCAGCAGTTGATATTTTTTGCGGGAATGATTGAAATTCGAATACCTAAACAAATGGCTTAAAAGAGGGAGTAGGGAATGCCGTATACAAAAAATCCGATAGTTTATCCAAGTGGTTTTGTAAGTGTTGATGTGGCGAAAGTTAATGAGAATTTTTCAATTTTAGCAGATGCTTTTGTAAATGATGACCCGACAACTGGAATAGTAAAAAATGCTGACACTGTAGATGGTTTTCATGCAAGTCACACTCCAGCTCCGAATACGATAGTGCCTCTTAATGCAAATGGAATTTTAGATTTGAGTGCGAGTTATGTGAGGAGTAATGTTTATACCTTTAGAAGAGTTGATTTAACAGAGGCGACAAGTGATTATGAGTTGCAAGTTGGAGAGGAGGCGTATTATATTTGGAATACGGTTTCAAGATTAACTCTTCCATTGAGGATACGTGTAAGTGGGATTTTATATCAATTAATTGTTGTTGCTCCAAGAAGTTCAGGGTTTATAAATTTAGAGCTGTTTCCTAATAATACTTCTTATACGAATGCTTTTGAAAGATATAGTATGTATCCAAGTTCTATTGGATATTTAACAGGAGCATGGCTTGGTTATTCTTATGATGATGGATATTATTTAGTAACATCTTCTGGATCTTCTAATGTTTTTGTTTGGGAAAGAGCTGTTCAACATAGAATTTTATATCCTTCTATTATTGGTGGAGGGATGCTAATTTCGTGTTTACAAACAATGAGACAAAATAAAGGAGAGATGCACTATGCGATGATACATGCTTCGTCAAATTATCCTAGGTATATACAAGGAACTAATAGGTGGAATGATATTGCGGTGGATTGGATATCGTTAGGAAGTTTAGTAGCGTCTGCACAGAATGGAACTATTACAGTTTTTGTTAGGAGGTTAGCATAATGAAGGTATGGGCATATATACATCCAGAACTTAATATTCTTTGTTGTGCTTTATTGAAAGAAAGTGTGCCAGAAGGAGTTCAAGCGGTAGAACTTGAGGTAGAAAATCCTGATGATGTTGTGCTTGATAATGGGCGAATTAGGTTAAAGACAGAAGCGGAGAAGGTTGTAGAAGAAAAGCAGAAAAAACTTGCAGAACTGAAGAATTATGTAGCGAATTTACTTGCCCCGACTGATTATGTGATTACGAAGATAACTGAAGCTCAAATACAGAATGATATTGAGGAAGTCAAAATGTTAAGACAGAAATATGCAGTGCAATTGCAAAGGAGGGAAGCAATAAGACAATGGAATGAGCAGATGAAGCAAACGATAAAAAATGCAACAAGTTTGGAAGAATTGAGAAAGATAGTGATTGAATTTAGAGATTAGGGGGTGTTGTTAAATGCCTGAGAAGCTTGATCGTTGTGTGCGAAAAGTGATGCGAAAAGGCTATACCAAGCAGGAAGCATATGCGATATGAGCAAAGTCTACTGGCTGGGTCAGGGGACCTGGCGGTAGATGGATAAATAAAA